TGCGCGGGAGCGCCGACCGTGTTGGCGGTGCTTTGACCGTGCCGAACGAACCATACGACTTTGGTGTCGGAAAGGTTCTCGTATATCGGCTCATTCGAACACCACGTTACTGATTTAAGGAACATGACGAAAGTAAAGATTGAACAGGTATGTGTGCTCTTTGAGTGCCAAAAACAATTGATCAAATATTTTCAGACTCTTCCATTCTCCAACTATCGCACGTGAAAATCACCCCGTAGATGCTGTAGTATCCACACAACAGATACAGACAAAGGTATCCTGTATCCATCCACTCTTGTAGTGTTAACAACAAAGGTCGAGTGGCACAGCATCGTAATCATCGTTGTATGTATTTTATTTGTAAGTCTAATCGTTATTATGTATATACTTGTATATGATGGACAGTCTCGAGAATTTCCATGCGCAACACATACTCTACACGGGTGACGATTGGAACGAATATCGGATCGGCGATTTGTATAATTATTGGCACAAAAACAAGACGTTCAAGCATTTAAATCCTAAAACTAAAAAATATAAGGGACGATGTTTTCAGATAGATTTGTACTATCATCGCACTCACTTTCCGGGCTCCATCGCGGCCAACTATCATCGGTACAACGTCAACGGAACGAAGAAGAACAAAGTCGCTATGATGCAAGCTATTCGAGACTACGAAAAATCACACCTTCATATCCCGACCGACTGTGTGCTGCACATGCGCGTGGGAGATGTGGTCAATACAAATCAGACAAGGTACACGAAAATAAACGACAAACCGTGGTGGGACCGATTGATCACACAGCTGGGCACGCACCCGGAAATCAAAACGATCACGATTATCGCAGGGATGCACAAAAAAATCCCCGAGCAAAAGTCGATCGAATTCATCAAGTCAGTACAAACGATGTTGAATGCGCGCGGATACAAGGTGGTGTTACACTTGGGACGATCTCCGGACGACGACATCCTGACCGCCTATCACTCCAAATACGTGGTCTCCACCGGCGGTGGCTACGGACGTCTGCTCGTGGAATTCGCTCGCGACAACGGATCCGAACACATCGTTCCATGACTAAACAGTTTCGATCGCCCAAGTGGTACGAATCCACTCGCAGTTTTGGAGACACACCTCGAAGTTCGCGAGTTCTTTGAAAAATCGATAAACGAATCCCCAATGGGCCACGACGACGATACGACGATGCGGTAGATTTCGAAGCTCGTTGTAGAACTGTTGATAACGCTCCGGGGGGGTGTCGATGTTCCACCACTCGTCTTCGATGTTCTTGAGTTGAACATCTTGGAATCTAGGGAAACAGGTCAACGTCGGATCTTTCGCGAGTTCGATCGGAGCGTGCCCGATGTTCTCTTGGCAGCCCGAAAAACATTCGGTGCATAACGGATTCCCAACAATCGGCGCGGAGACGTTGGAGAACGCCACGCAAGAGGTTTGGATGGCGCGCCTTAAAGGCGACGTCACGATGATATCCGGAGACCATGTGATGGTCGTCTTTTGCAATTGAATCGCCTGCTGAATACCATGGTTCGTGAGCAAGGCGTCTTTGTACTCCGTCATGTGATGCGCGGGAGCGCCGACCGTGTTGGCGGTGCTTTGACCGTGCCGAACGAACCATACGACTTTGGTGTCGGAAAGGTTCTCGTATATCGGCTCATTCGAACACCACGTTACTGATTTAAGGAACATGATGCCAGTAGATATTGAACAGGCATGGGGGGTGTCTTTGAGTGCCAAAAACAATTGATCAAATATTTTCAGACACCGAGGGACCAATCCCTCTCCCTGATTGTTCTTCTATCCTCCAACTATCGCACGTGAAAATCACCCCGTAGATGCTGTAGTATCCAAACAGCACATAAAGACAAAGATACCCCGCGTCCATCCACTCTTGTAGTGTTAAGGAAGATGATTGACGAGATCGCGTCCATCGACGAATTGTACCGTATGCTGGTCCACACAGAGAACGACATCGACTTGCGATGCTACGAATCGTTCGAATGCCCTGACGCGTTCGTGGAACCTCCGTGCGCGTACTATGCGAAACTGCTCGACGAATCGTTCTCCAAGAGGGCCAAACGTCTAAAGGCGACCCATCAGGAGATTGCGAGGTACTCTCGGTTGACGGCCAAAGAGGCTGCCAAATCTCTAGGGATTTCAATGTATCAGCTGAGACAGGCGTGCCGGTACTACGGGTACTCGGTTTGGCCGAAGAGAACAGGTAAACGACTTAAAGTGAGTCAGTTTGTATAGATTAAAACAGTATCCCCCCCCCCCTCCATTTTGAGCCGTCGCCATGTCCCCCTACAATCCCAAGAACGTTCTCCTTGAAGAGAACGAAATGAACTCCTTGCTTCAACGCTTCGGAGTCACGGAAACGCTTCGAGATATCAACATATATCGACGAGCGTTCGTGAACAAATCGTACTGCACGCGAAGAAACGAGAACTATGTGGACGGAAACGTGGATTGCCCTTCGGATTGTCTGGCTCTGCAGGAGGAGAGCAACGAGCGACTTGAATTTTTCGGAGACTCCATTTTGAACACGATTACGGCGAAGTATCTCTTCGATCGTTACCCTAGACAGAATGAAGGCTTCTTGACCTTGATGCGTACCAAACTCGTGAACGGAACGATGTTGGCTAACCTCGCACGAAAACTGAACATCTCGCGTTTTATGATCATTTCCGCGCAGATCGAATCGAAAAACGGGAGAGACTCCAAGAAGATCTTGGAGGACACTTTGGAGGCGCTGATCGGTGCGATTTATCTAGATTTTGGGCACGAGAACGAGGCGCGGGGATTCGTGACCGCTCGAACGTGGATCGTCGGGATGCTCGAGACCCTGGTCGATTTTGTGGAGTTGATCATGACCAACATCAACTACAAAGACAAACTGGTGAAATTTTGCCATCGGAGTTTTCAGTTTTTACCTGTTTTTGAGGAGGTCTCCAACAAAAATAACCTGATCAAAGTGGCTGTGCGCGACAAGAACGGCACCACGATCGCGATCGCGACCGAGGGAACAAAAAAACTCGCAGAAACCACCGCAGCGCGCAAGGCCTTGGAATATTACGGCGAGAGCGTTTGAGCGAACTGCTCTTGACCTTGCTCGCGAAGACGCGCTTGCGTATCGCTGTAGTCGTACAGGATCTTCTCATCGCTCATTAGCGCATGCAGCGTCGATTTTAGAGCGTCGATATCGTAAGACAGTTCAATATCGGCGTCGGTCATCTTGGTTTCTAGCTTTTCCATTCGATCTAGTAGTTTTTGAAGGATTTTGTTGTCTACCGATTGACGATGTTTGAAGCGCATCAACACAATGGTGTTGAGCGCGTTTATCTCGCGACGCGCGTCCGAAAGCACTCTACGATGGTTCCTTGCCATTTCCTCCAAACGCCAATAGTTCCCGAAAGCCATCGCGAGGAGCATCGCCAAGCCGAACAAACCGAGAATGGCGTACAACATCTTTGCTTTTAACGGACGAAATATTTTAGTGTTAAAAAAATTGTTTTTTTCCTACGTGCATCTTAAACGTGTGCACGCACAACCAAACAATGCCGGTGGTTATTGTGGAGTCTTTCGCGAAGGCGAAGACGATCCAAAAATATCTCAACGAGAAGGGAGCCACCGACAAATACGTGGTAATCGCAAGCGGTGGTCATGTGTGCGATTTGGTCAAAAAGAACGACGGCGTCAAGGATTACGTTCGTTTCGAGCCGATGTACGAGATGCTCGCCGACAAGGCGCATCTGGTAGACAACCTCAAGAGAAAAACCCGCGGAGAATACGTACTGTTCGCAGCGGACAACGATCGCGAAGGGGAGGCGATCGCGTGGCATCTGCACCGTCTGCTCGCTCCCAAACGCAGCGCGCGCATCGTGTTCAACGAGATCACGCGCTCCGCCCTTCAAACCGCGATCCAATCTCCTCGATCGATCGACGAGCATCTCGTCGAGGCGCAGCAGTCTCGCCGCGTCCTCGATCGAATCATCGGATTTTGCATGACGAAAGTGTTGTGGAAACGGTTCGACTCTAGCGTCACGCTGAGCGCGGGTCGCGTTCAGTCCGTGGTCCTCGACACCGTCGTCAAACGCGAGGAGGACATCGACAGGCACAAAACGACGCCGTACTGGACGTTGAACGCGAGCATTTCCTCCACCTCGGACGAGAACGACGCGCAACTGTACGAGAGCGAACGCGTGTACCGCGCGGAGGCCTTGTCGACCGTGCACGCCATCCTCAAGTCATTACAGCCTCGATACTATGTGGACGAGGCTCGTTCGGAGATCTCCAAGGTGCGAGAGTCCGCACCGGACCCTTTAACCACTTCGGCGTTGCAACAGCGTTGCGGTAGCATCGGTATGTCCGCCGCTCAAACGATGAAGTTCGCGCAAGAGCTCTACGAAGCCGGACACATCACCTACATGCGCACGGACAGTCGAGAGATCTCCGAAGAGGCGAAGAAGTCCATACGCGCGTACGTGACACGCTCGTACGGCGAGCAGTTTCTCGCAACGACGCAAGCCAAACAAGGCAAGAAAGCGTCCAAGCACGAGCAAGGGGCGCACGAGGCCATACGGCCCACGCGATTCGAAGGGCGCGACTCCTCCAAAATCCCAAGCGGAAAGCCTCGGGCCTTGTACGAGCTGATTTACGACGTGACCGTCGCGTCGCAGATGACGCACGCGGTGTACGACGAAGCGCGGCTGTTCATTCGCAACGACGGGTTGAGCGCGTCCCAATACTTCTTGGGGAAGAAACGCATGCTGCGAGAACCGGGGTGGCGCGCGGTCTTCGGGGGGAAACCGGAGCGCGCGCCGACGCTTCTCAAGGGGAACGTTCCGATTTCGACCATCCACGCGCGTTGCGTGTGGACGTCTCCCCCCTCTCGATACACGGAGCCCGCGATGGTCAAGTTCATGGAGCGAGAGGGGATCGGGCGTCCCTCCACCTACGTATCCATCATGCAAAAACTGTACGAGCGCACCTACGTGGAGAAGGCCGACGTGCAGGGTGAGAAACGCGAGTACGTACACATCGAATACGATACCAAACGTAAACGTGCTACGGAAACCAAGGAGAAGCGCCCTTACTACAGCGAACGCGGATGTCTCGTGCCCACCGACACCGGGAAAACGATCGCGAGCTACTTGCGAGAGTCCTTCAAAGAGCTCATGACTATCACGTTCACCGCCGATATGGAGACCAGACTCGACGACGTCGCGAAGGGCAATCGACGATACGTTGACGTGATGAAGACCTTCTATCCGAGCTTCGCACAACGATGCGCTCGACTACAGGAGAAAAACGAACAAAAAATGACGGTCGACAACACCAACAGCCGTGCGATGAAGGACGGCCGCATCGTACGCGTGGGACGCTACGGTCCGCTCATCGAAACGCCGCGAAAGGGAGAGAAGTCCGTGTTCCACAGTTTGAAACCGTATCTTGCCGCGACTCGCAAAACGTTGAAGGACATCGACGACGCGGACGTCCAACTCATCGTGTCGATGCCACGACGGGTGAACAAGCTGACCGTGGAGTACGGACGGTACGGATTCTACGTTCGAGACGAAGAGAAACAGACTCGCAAGATTTATCCCAAATTCATCGCAAATATGCTTCAAAACGATTACGAGTTCCTGTCAGCCTCACCAAGCACCAAACGGGGTAACGCCGTCGAAACTGCGAACAACCGTCGACGCTGAGCCGGAGTGCTGTGTGCACAAGGTCTGCTTGTGGGAGTCGGAGAGCGGATGCGGCATGGACTGCGGAGGCAAGGGCGAGTTGTTCCCGGGGCGAAAGGAGTCGGGCGGCATCTGCGTGCGTGCGTGCGGAAGGGCTGCCATGCCGGTCAGGACGGTCGCGTCGGGTATCACCGGCACATTGCCCCACGGGCCGCGAAAGGGTTCGCCCGTGTACAATCCGCCGTTGAGTTCCGGCGCCTTCGGAGGAACCACTTGATTGACATTCATGGGACACGGTTTTTTATTTAAGACAAGGTTTTTCTAGCGCCAATAAAATGACATCGAACAAGCGTAGACGAGTGATGACTTCCGAAGAAATTATCGAGCTCGTGGAAACGATCCGACAAAGCCCCTTCCGTAGGTCACCCATCTTCGAACGCGAGTTTCGAAAGGAGAACGCGGGCGCGGTGGAGGCGTATCCGACGTTGATCGCGATGGCGTTCGAGGCGGAGCACTTCGACATGGATCATTTGCGATTTATGTTGTGCCAGAAGAAGCAGGTGGACTCCAACGACGCCACGCAACACGAGGCCTCCGTGCATGTGGGCAAACGCTTGGCAGACACCTTCGTCATGCCGAAGCTGACTACCCCCGAGGACTCTTCTTCTCTTTGATCGGTATGCCGTACTTTCTACACCACTCCACGCAGTAGCTCTCGTAACGACGCTTGTCGAACGGTTTGTTTTCTCGAATGAACCGCAACGTACGCTCGATGTAATCCACCTGCAGTTCGACGCATTTCTTGTTGATGGCGACGATGGGCGCAAGCGTTTGCGCGTACTCCTCCTCGGAAACGAAGGACACCCTTTCGTTATGCACAGCCTCTCGTATCTCTTGCATACGAGAGGGGGGCGGTCGCGTGTATCCTTGGCAGATCAAGTATCGCTCCGAATTCGCGGGACGACTCGTGTACGGTTTGTACATCGTCGTGTTCTGATACAACGTGCACAACAAAGCGACCAAGTTGATGGTGGATTTGCCGAACAGATCGAAAATCTTGATCACTAACGCGCCTCCGTCTTTCTGCACTCGCAGCGCGGCGTAGACCTCGCACATCAGGAGACGAACGAAGTTGTTTTCTTGAGAGTTGAAGTCCGAGCTGAAATCGAACCCTCCGTCCGCGGTGACGATGTGGCAGGTGTTCTCCCCTACCGCCCGCACGAAATGGTCGATGTTCTCGAGTTTGTAAATGTCGCCCGTTCCGTCCTCCCCCGCGTGTAGATGCACCGTGGAGTCGGACGCGATTTTCCAGTTAGGCACCGCTTTGTCGTCGGATATGAGCGTAATCGCGTGGAACGCATCCGCGCTCAGCTTGACTTGCTCGCACATCAGTTGCAACCCTTGGATGAACCCCCCCGGGCCCTCGCACAAGTTTGCGAATTTAACGGACTCTCCGCGCACGTCGTCGAGAAGTCGATGTTCGTGGACGATCTCGACGATTTTGAAGAACGATCTACTCAAGGGAGCCACGTTCGCTACTCCCTCGTTGTTAAACGAAAAAATAAACTCGTACTCGTTGGTGTACTTCTTGGCTACGTCCCATTTACGCTGGTTGTTGATCCTGTTTTTCGCGGATTGAGCGAAATGGGACAATCGAGCATTTTCGCGTTCTAACGTTTGAACGCATATGGGTGTATTCGCCGCCCTAGCGTGTTTCATATCCACGGTGATCATGACCGCATACTTAGCTATCCTCTCACGCCACCTTCTTAAATACGAACCATCGGTTCAGGAAACTGAACTCTTTCAACGTTTCGTGCACGGTGAATAGCTGCGGATCGTAAATGTCGCGGAAGAGCCCCGACGCGGGTAGATCGAACTCGCTTTCCGCGGGACGCAGACCGTGCTTCTCGAGGGCCTCCACGAGCGTCTCCCGGAACACGAGAAACTCGTCGGACGCGCGGTTGATGGACTCCAAGTACACCGAAATTCGTTGTCCGGGCTTCGAAAGCTCGTCCAAGGGGGTGCTCGGTTCGTACCGTCGAGCGATACGCCACAGCAGGTTGTCGTTCAACCGTCCCTCCACCTGTCCGTTCGAGGCGCTTTGAAGCCGCGCGTGCACGCGCGCGCCGTCCATGTGCGTCCCTATGAAGTACCCTCCCGGGCGCAACACGGAGGACACGTTCGCGCAGAAGGTGTCGAGCGACTCCTCCGTACGGAAGAAGTAGTGGATCGCGAACTGACAACTCACCACGTCCATCGGGGTGTTCATGGTGTTGTGAAACTCGCGCGCGGGAGATCGCTGCAGCGCGTCCTTGTGAGTCTTGCCCCACGCGATGTCGTACAGACTACGGAGAGACGCGCTTTCGATCTCGTTGTGCGTGTGCCACGAGCGCGACATGTCCTTTTGCAGCAGCAACACGCTAGGACGATCTCGAGGAGCTTGCATCAGACGACGATACGCGCCGTCGTTGCTGTTGAGGAGATTGTCCTCGCTCGAGTCGACGCCCACGATGTGTTTGAATCCCACTTGCGTCCATTTGTTGAGATCCCCCGCTTTTCCGCACGCGACCTCCAGGAGCCTCGTCCCGCCGGCCTTTCGGGCCTCCCGGAAGAGCGGCAGCTTCACCCCCTTGTTGTGGAACACGTTCATCGGATACATCAGCGACTCTTCGCGTTTGACGCTCCGAGCGTAGTAGACGTCGGAGTCCTCCATCGTGGACTCCGATCGAGGAACCTCCTCGCGCCCCACGATCATTTCGCCCGTGACAGGGGACTGAATGGAGCGCCACACGTTCATCGCGGTCGTGTAACTGTTCGCGGCTCCCGCGATCTTTCCGGTACGCGCGAACAGTTGCGTTTTGTCGAGGCGCACGCGCATCGGACGCCAACGAGCGTTAGGGTGGAGAGCGTTCTCGTCGTACATGAACTCCACGATGCTCTTGTTGATGATCTTGGTGTCGTCCATCGTCACCGGAACGCCGCGATCCCCGAGCGGAAGGTACGCGGTGGTGAATCGATAGGGAATCATCTGACTGTTTTGGGCGACGCTCTGACGATCTAGCGCCTCGTACGGATCGATCTGCACGTCTTTGCTCGATTGAAACGCGACGTTCAAGGAAGCCGCGGTGCACAAACCGAGCTCCGGAACTTGCACCTTGGACTCTTGAAACACGACCAACATGTCGATCGAGTTCTCCTTGGGGGGTTTCCACTTGAACGTTCGCCGCCACGTGTTCGAGAACTTATTCTTGGCGAGGGGTTGCTTTTTGTAGAACGCGCCCACACCGAGATCCGCGGGAGTCAAAATGAGCCCGTCCACCGCGTAGGGATACGATGTCTCCTCGTACGCCACACGAGCCATCTCGGTGAGTGGCTTTCCGTGCAGGAACTTCTTCGACCGAATTCGTACGAACTCTTTCGAGAGCCCGGCGGAGAGCGCCTCGCCGACGTGCTTCATCTGATCTACCCGATGGGGGACCAACACCTCGCTTCGCACGTCCTTACCACGATTGAAGTACACGTCGAAGATGGCGTACAAATTCATCTCCGAACCGAACTTGTCGCGACGGACGAACTCTCCGTCGAGGAGAGTCTTGGCGTACTCGGGGATCGCTCCTCCGAGGTAACGCACCCGCATTCGATTGTTGATCAGAAACGGTTTGCCCGTCGCGTCCACAAACAGCAGCATACGCTCCCCGTCCGCTTTGTCGGTGACCGTGTACTCCTGTAGCACGGAAACACCCCCGACGATGTCGTCGCGCATGTTGTCGCGCTCCAAAGTGACCGGTTGATACGTGAGGAACAACTCTCGAGGTTGCCTGCGAGCGCGTTGTTCGATTTGATCTCGTTTTTTTCCTAGGGCGGGGTCGACCATACTCACGTACTCCACGATCGCTTGCAGTGTTTCGGAGCGAGTCAGCACGTGATCGGTGTCTTGCGACACCATGGTCGCGATCGCCGCCAAATCCATGAATCGCAGGGAGATCTCTCGATCCGAACCCGCCTTCGGATCCTCCAGCTCCACCTCGAACTCGTACTGTTGCTCCGCCCGCATGACCCCCGACTCGAAGATGGTGAGGCACGGTTTCTTCGACTGCCGAACCATGGTGAGATCGACGCGAAGACCCGGATGGTCCTTCGAACGGAAGGAGTATCTGCGCTTTTTACGGAACAGCTTCTGTTTCTCCGAATAGCTCGCCAACAGCACCGCTTTCTCCTCATCGTCGAGATCGATCTCGCGACTCGCGCGGAACCGCAGATTGTATTCGTCGAGATCTTTGCGGGACACCTTCTCCTTGCGAATCGCCGCCGAGACCGGCCTCAACAGGTCGGTGCGACAGTACTCGCGCACCTCGAACTCGCCTTGGACCGTGAGACGCGCGCTGTCGTTCGCGAAGATCACGTCCATACTGTCGATATCCGCCTCGCGCAACATCTCGAAGTTCGTCTCCATGTAGTCGTACATAAGGCGGAACGAGTCTCGATCCAACTTTTCGACGAACAACATCTCCAGTTCGAACGAAGCGTCGTTGCGACTCGAAGCCACGTACGCATCGAGCGCCTCCATGAATTGCAAGGAGGTTTTCATGGTCGCTTACTTATCTTATGTGTGGAAAATAAATCAATTTTTAAACTGTTTTACCATGTTCGATACGGTCTTGAAGCGCACGACACAGCAGCTCGCGCTTCATCGCGCTCACGTTCGTTTCAGGCAACACCTCCGAAGCGTACGCTCGCAACTCGGCGATCCGCAAGTGTTTGAACGGGCGTTGTGGAACGATGTGGCGCTCGGACATCTTCGAGTACACCAACGACGCGGACGAATACTGCTCGACACCCCAAGGAGCGAACATGACGTAATTCGAGGAAGCACCGTCCGCCATCACGTACGTGCACTTGGTCGTGTTCACAAACACCACCCCGCGTCCCAACAGACGAGCCACGAGCAGAGCCACGTCCGGGTGCGTGGGTGCTTCGTAGATCGGACGCTCCAAGGCGGCTTGATAAGCCTCTTTGAGGACGCGATAGTTTTTGTTCACCTCTCGAGCGTGATCGTCGGTGGCCAACAACGCCAGCTTGTTTCGATACTCGTGCACGTCCACAAAGTGGTGCCCTTCGATTACGGTGGCCAACATCTGAACGAGGCTCGTGCACGGAGACGGGCGTGGTTTGATCTTCAGATTGTCCGGAGGTTTGATAGAAACGTGGGAGGAGGAAGGGGCATGGCCGGGTTTGCACGGCGCCGAGGAACGCCCCCCCACGAAGTATCGATTCGTTACGACGCGTTTCGGCGCAGCTCCGAGGTACCCTTGTTCGTAGACCGAACCCTTTCCTTTGTTCGAGCCGTTGTACGCCCCCACGATGTTTTCCAGCTCTTGGAACACCGCGCTCGAGGAATCCATGATGCGTGCGAGCGAGTCACACCAATATATACTCCTCTTTGAGCAATTCGTTTAAGTCCGATTCTTCGTTTCGCTTGTACACGTACTCGATCGCGACCGGCTTGTTGTACTTCTTCTTCACCAAGCTGAATTTGTTGTGCGCCTGCTTCTTGTTCGTTTTGTTGAACAACGTGTCGAACGTGGTAACGATACGCTCTTCGTGCTCTTTGTTCACCAAAAGCCCGCTGCTCGAGTCGCTCGTCATCTCGCAGATGTCCTGCTCGATGTCCGCGTCGGACAAACCTTCACCGTCGTCAATGGTCGCGTCCAACACCTCCTCTACCATCTCGTTCTTCGCGGACAACTCGTCGATGTGCGCGTTGAGTTTGAAGATGTCGTCGTCGTTGAGAAGCCGAAGATTCAAAAAAATACCGTTGTTGTTTCGCGTAAATTTGTCCGACAAGGTTTGGACGATGGAGAACAACTCGCGGTGACAACTCGCGTCGAGGGACTCCACTTTTCGCACCACCTCCTCTCGAACGCACTTCATGGTCGCATGGGTGTCATCACGCGCATCCTGTTTAAATAGGTACGCGATCGCGCGACACTGTCGATTCAGTACAAGTCGGAGTCGGAGTCGTCCTCTTTGGGTTCCACTTCGTCCGGCACGAACAACTCGCTCTGATCCAGTTGGGACTCCGCGTCGCTTCCCTCCTCCGACTCCTCGGACTCCGAATCCATGTAACCCATTCCGGCCTCCTCTTCGGACTCGCCCTCCACCTCGTCCAGAACCGCGCCGCTGACGTTGTCGAAGAGCTCGACGGTCGAAGTAGGCAGCTTCTCCACCATTTGACCGATGGTCGAGATGCGATTGTGGCGAAGCTGATACTTCTTGCCGATGATCTCCACGTTGATCGAATCGCCGATCTTCAGATTGTTCAAGAGCGCGGTCGTGTTCTCCAACATATTCATCACTTGTCTCGGGATGATGATGTCGATCACGTTCTGCGTACGCTCCGCATCGACGTATCCGGAGGCGCACAACACACCGAAAGAATTCATGTTCACGACATCCGCTCGTAGGACGCTTCCGACGGACGGATTGCAAATCGAAGCACGGAACACCACGTCGAAGATGACGAAGCCGTGAAAGGTGTGTAGCTCGACGTTCCCAGAACGCACCTTTTGAAGCTCGATGCTTCCGTGTCGCACGAAGCCGAATCGAGAGCACACCCCTTCGTATCGTTTACGCAAGATTTTTTCCAACTCGGTTCGATACGATCCGTGTAAAGCGGACGGATGCAGTTTCAAGCTGTCCTCGAGGGTTGCGTCGAAAAAGTTTTCCATCGTCGAACTTAAGTAATACAAATATTAATAACACGTTATAAATCAATTTTTTTCCGTCGCGATGATTTTCGTAATGGGGCGTTGGACGCGATTCGTCCGTCGAAGTGCGTACTCGTACACCTCGCACCATGTGTTCTTCATGATTTTCTCCTTGGCGGCCACCTGCGTGCCGATCAGACTCTTCGCGAACCGTTGCACGTCGGACACCTTGATACTGGAGGTGGAGACGCAGCTGGTGCCCACCTGATTGACCTTGCCGATCTTGTCCGGATTCAACATCTTGAAGGCGCCCCCGGGTTCCACGAATCCCAACCAATCGGACGCTTCGGTGCGTCGTTTCCTCAACGCCCGGACAAATTTGTCGTTTCGAACCACCGTGGCCTTGGTGCCGTCGAAGTTGTAGAAGATCCGTTCGAACGGATCGTAAAACACCTCCTTGTTCTCGAAAGGCACTATCAGGCCTTCGCGCAGCGATCGAGTCACACTCTCGGGACGATCCTCCTTGGCACGGATCAGTCTTCGCAACTCCGGACGGTTCATTCGATCAATCACCATGTCCGTCAGGACGTTCGAATCGAGCGCGTCCTCCACGATGTTTCCGATACGCTCTCGCAGGTTCGAGACGCTCTCCTCCATAGACTTCAACACGTCGCGCGCCGTCTGCGTGTCCGACTCCTCCAAGGTGGCCGCCATGTCCTCCTGCTCGCGAGGATCGAACGTCGCTAGACCCACACGGGCGACTCGCGTGGGGGGCGACGTCAGACGGTCCCTCGTGGTGATTTTGGTGTCGTGTATCGCGTCGGGTTGAAACAGAAACGCGTCCTTCAACGGCACGACCACCCCGTCCTGCTCCCCGATACGAACACGATGTCGTACGCGCCCCAACCAAGCGAGCGCGGCGCGCACGACGTTGGGACGGTCTTTGAATTGAGGGAGCTTCAAAATGGAGTCCATCCTCGCGTACACTATGCTTTCGTTCTCCGCGTAAGCCGCGATGCGTTTCGCGATCGCGACGACGTCCACCATCGTCAACGCGGACTCCTTTTCGAAATCCCGGAGGACCTCCACCTCTCTCGAACCGGAGCATCTGCTCGAGGCGTCGGTGCTGGCGGGGAGCTCGCGCGCGGTCCCTTTCGAGTCCGTCACGGAACGCGCGGCGATGTTGCGCCGATTGCGCTTTATGTTCAAGGGGCAGTCCAACGCGTTTCTCGACAGCACGGCCTCGACCGCTTCGATTCGACGCTGCTTCCCCGCGGCTCTTCGATATCGCTGATAGTTGATCGACTCCACCTTCTTGGAGAGCAGCGCGACGTGACGGAACACGGTGACGTTGCGCTTCTCCTTGGGAAGCGCGTCGTGACTACGGAACCTAACCCCACGCCCGATCACCTGCTCTAGCTTGTTCAGGTTGTGCCAAGGCTCCATCACGTGGATCTCTCGCACGCATTTGAGGTCGAGCCCTTCGGATCCCGCCTGCGAAATGAGGACCACTTTGATGCGTTCGCCGTTGGAGTTGCTCGGATCGTTCAGAACGCGCAGCTCGTCGTCGTTGTTCGCCGACAACCATTGTTTCGCGGTGATCATGATGTACCCCCCTTTTTTCTTGCCGGCGCCCTCTCCCTGTTGCTGGAGCAGCGGCACTCCGTACTTCGTGTAACCCGCGTGCTCCAATGCGATCGCGAGGGGCAGCAAACCACTGTATATGTACGACGAGTACACCAAAACGATCCCCTCCGCCGTACGCACATGGCGCAAAATGGAGGCCAACTTGCATCCGTGCGTCTCCAAACTCTTCTCGGTGAGTCGTTCCTCCACGGTGTCGCGATATCGCAAGGGAACGCTCTCCCCCTGAAACATCATGCGAAATCCCTCCGCGCCGTACGAGTCGGTGCCCGGGTACATCAGATTCGAGATCTGATCCAAACGAGACATCGCGTTGGTGCCCTTCGTGGTACGCACGGTCTCCACGTACGCGGCGCGTTGCACCTTGCCCATACGAGAGGCGGTCAAGACGAGCGTGTCTACCGGACGCAACTCGTCCACCCCGTTGAAAGCGACCGTGGGGTGCGCGAACCGTGTGTCGTCGTCCACGTTCTCCAAACGCGCCGGAAAGTGTTCCGGATCCTGACCTCGCAAGTACGACACGTAGTGACGCGCGAAGTACCCCAAGTTCGCCTTCGACGCCGCGGTGAGCTTGTCGTCCCGCGTGAACTCCACGTTCGTGTCGTAGTGCGTCCCCGTCTTATCGCAAGAGTACATCACGTCCATCAGCCACGTGATCTCGTTCGCGTTGTTGAACATGGGGGTAGCGGTGAGCATCACGAGACGAATGCCGATCGCGTCGCGCATGATCATACGGAGCGCCTTCGGAAACAGCTTGGCGGCGTGCGACTCCTCGTTGGAGTCGTCCATCGTGCGTATGTTGTGCACCTCGTCGATCACGACCACCCGGTCGGAAAAACGAGCTCGTATCTGCGCGCGAATGTCGTTCGCGGCGTCCTCCTTTCGCACGTGATGCCGTTTGGCGATGCTCGCCATACGGTTCAGCAGGTTGACCACGCGCAAAAACCCCATGAACTCGAACTCCGTGTTGATCATTTTTTGCACCTCTCGGGACAACACCGTCGGACCGAGCAAATGCCAATCCGGAATGCGATCCAAGTAACGGTTTCCGTGGCAGTTGTCGTAGGTGCGAGAGGCGAAGTTCACACGATCGATGTTGAAAAGCTCCTTTCGAAAGTTGTTCTCCAAATTGGACGGTAGGATCACCAAGGTGCGATTGGAGTAGAAGTGCACGAAGTTGGTCGCGATTTGCACCGCACTGCAGGTTTTCCCCACGCCCACCCCATGGAACAACAGCACGCCTCGATTGTCCGTGTCGGGCGACAGCAGCTTCTTCAAAAAGCGTTGATTGTCCGTCAACTCGAACCCCGGATTGCCTATCGGGGCGTCCTCCAACGTGAAGCCGTAGTGCGGGTGCTCCTTCACCCGATCCCGCACCACGTCCTCGCGCAAACGCATCAGTTGAGACTGCGCGCGATACCGTGTCTCCATGTCGTCGGTCTCCTCGTAGGATATCAGGAGCTTTCGCACGCGATCGTAGCGATCGTCCAAATTCAAAGCGGCGTACTCCTCCGTGTCGATAGGTTCCGACTCCTCCTCGTCGTCCTCGTCGTAGTCGATGTCCAAATCGATGAACACCGCGTCCGCGTCGTCCTCCTCCGTGCTCGGGCTTTTGTCGTCCTCTTCCGAGTCGGACTCTTCGTTGAAATCGTCGTTCGAATCGTCGTAGTTTTCGGAAGCGTTCGTGTCTTTAGGGGCATCCTGGTCGATGTTTTGAAACAGGTCGTCCTGTGGAACGTTGGGGATCAACAAATCGAAATGCAAACCCAAGGCGTCCTTGTCCTGTTGCTCGACGTTCTCTCCACCGGAGTTGATCATGTACAATATCGCCTTGCAATCTTCCAACTGATTGTCGTCTCCAAGACCGTTGTGAAAATGATAGATCCACTGTTCGACCGCGTTCGACCACACCGCGATGCACACGTCCAACAGTCGCGCCGCGCCGTAGATCTCCTCGTCCTCCGCCCACTCTCCCGTTTCCAAACGAGTCACCGCCTCGACGATCATGCCCGGATCTCTAGCCAGCGCCTTTCGCAACGCGGCCACGCTGCTAGGTCGGGGTAAATTCGGATAGACCTCCTTCATACCACGTAGGCACGCATGGAAAAAACAGTCACCGTCTCCAGGAACGAACACCGTACGATACAAACGCGTCGAATACGGTCGCAACACACGTATTGCCGACATTGTTTATAGTAATTTAGATTTTCTTATTTGACTGTGAATGCGTCGAAAAAGTTCGAACTTTTCGATTTGCATAGAGATCTTGTCGCTCACCTGATCGTAGGTCATCCACTGCACGTCCTTGATCTCCTTAATTTGATCGTAGTTGTCCTTGTCGAAGAAAACGTCGTCCAGATTGTTACGCACATAAGACGCCAAATAAAACACGTTTCGGTACCGTTGCTTGTTTTTCCCGATGAATATCTCTTCGTACTGTTTGCAGTTGTCGTTGAGGCGTATAAACTTGCGATGAATGGAAGTCTCCTCCTCGAACTCGCGCATCGCGCACGCGACGTCCGACTCGTTCAACTTACGGCGTCCTTTCGGAAACTCCCACTCCGGCTCTTGGATGCTTCTGGTAGTATCCACGAAGTATTGCATGTCCACGTTGATGATGCCGTCCCGAGTTTTGATTTTGTATCCGTTCTTGAGCTTGGAGTACTTCGTCCGCGAGATGTTGAATTCCTTCTTCAGATTGTTGGTGTTGTTCACCCACAGCATCTGCCATACGGTCTCGAACTCGTTGCGCAACAGTTTCTGCTTCTCTTCCACCGTCATATGCGTGAACAGCTTCGAAATGTACCCGATGTTCTTCACGTCGTACTTCCCTCGAATGAACTCGGTGTAACACAAGGAGTCCTTTCGTTGTACCATGAGAAACCGCAGCGCGTTACGATGCGTGTGGTACGCGATGATGCCGAAGCTCGTGATGGGGAAATTGCAATTTTTGGAGGTGTGCCCCGTGTAGCCGCAATTGATACATATCATATCTTTTTTAACATAATCCATGTCTACTCACGTAGGGTACCGCTTGCGCCTTGTCTTAAAGTACTAAATGATACACGACTTGAAATAAATCTTTATAAATCTAAAATATTCCCCTTAATGAAGCCTGTGATTTGGGGTCCTCATGTGTGGTACACGATGCACTACGTGGCGCTTCGCTATCCGCAGTCTCCCCGTCCGGAGGACAAGGAGACCTACTATCAATTCTACCGCAAGCTCGGAGCCGTGTTGCCCTGCGCCGAGTGTCGCACCCACTTCCGTCAGGTGTGGAGGCAGGCACCGCTCACCCTGGACGAGCTGCACTCGCGAAGCACGCTGTTCGCGTGGACGGTTCGTGTCCACAACATCGTGAACAAATCGCTGAACAAACCGGAGATGCCTCTTGTGGAAGCTCAACGAAAGTACACCACCCGCAAGATGCCCGACGCGGACGTGAACACGGTCGTGGACGAAGAGTTCCACATGGAAACCCCGTACGACTCCACCATCGCGCTGTTCGAAAGCCTGCTCATGGTCGGCTTGCTGTTGGCGCTGATACTGAACATCAAAAAACTCCCGGTTTAATCTCGGGTTCGATTCGTTTCCGTTTCGGGATTGTGAACGTCAAGAACCGTCGCGTTGTCGTTCGAGCAGGGCAGGGGTTTGATGAGTCCGATTCGCGACAGGGCCGCTTGCAGCTTACGCAGCAGTCGCACGTCCTCCTCGGAGTGCACCAACCGGAACTTGACTTGCAGCGACGAAAACTGAATCGGCGTCGTCGTATCGAAGACGTGGCGCGCGCGAATCTCGTACTCCGTTCCGTGCACCACGACCCGTTTCGAAAACCCGAAACACATCTCGCACAACGTAAGTTCCACGCACACCCGCGGCTTCTTTCGAGTCTGAGCGTACTCTATGGTCACGATCACGTCGTTCGTTGAGGACATGGGCATCAGTCCCGGTGGCGTGTTCGGTGGTACTTGTATCACTCGTTCGATCGTTTTGTCCACCGATCCCGAGCCGTCGCACATCGGACACGGGATCGGTTCCATCACGTACACGCCGCGCCCCTCGCACGCGTCGCAGTGTCGACGAGCCGTCGATATCCCTTGGCAATTTCGACATCGGATGAACGATTTGGAATGCACCCCCGTCCCCAAACACACTTCGCAGTCGCGCGTGTCTCGAATCCGAACGCGTCGCACGCATCCATGCGACACTTCGTCTTTGTTCAGCACGATCGTCGTGGGATAACGCTTCACGAACGAGCGAAACACCTCGCGAAACGTGTCGTACTCCCTCCCGGAGGAGTAGTCCTTCGAGGCGTACTCCCTCCCGGAGGAGTAGTCCTTCGAGGCGTACTCCCTCCCGGAGGAGTAGTCCTTCGAGGCGTACTCCCTCCCGGAGGAGTAGTCCTTCGAGGCGTACTCCCTCCCGGAGGAGTAGTCCTCCGAGGCGTACTCCCTCCCGGAGGAGTTGTCCTTCGAGGCGGTTTTGTCCGTGTTCATAAGGGTTTCATACGCGCGTTGGATCGTTTTGAAACGATCGGCGTCTCCTCCGGGACGATCCGGATGATGCTTGCGCGCGAGTTCTCGATAACGTTTGCGAATCGATTCCACGTCACAATCCTTCGGAAGTCCGAGGATCTCTCGCGGATTCATAGAAAAAACATTCAACAAGAAAAACGTATTAAATAAAACTACCGAATCATATGTTTAAACCTACTCACGGGTGTCTTATTTTCTAACCATCCATCATGGACGACGAGTACGACGAACACGTTCGACAACACGCAAAACGAGTGCTGAGCGTCGGCTCCGAGTACACCTTGGAGCAACTCAAAGCGCAATATCGCCAAATGGCGAGGAGACACCACCCCGACAAGGGCGGGCGTCAGGAGGACTTCGACTACCTCACCCAATGTTTCAAGTTCCTTTACGAACAGAAGACGAACGAAGCGCGCAGCTTCGAAAGCATGCGCGAGGCCGCGCGCGGCGCCGCGAGCAGCGTCCCCGACGAACGCGTCAGCTTCTCCGACGACGACTTTCAACGCCGTTTCAACGCGTTCTACGAGAAAAATCATCTGAAGAATCCCGACGAAGACCGAGGATACGAAGACTTCATGACGGAACACACGGTGAAGACGCACGGCTCGCGTTACTTTCGCATGGACAAATATCGTCCGCCCTCTCCTCAACGTTCGAGCGATCGATTCGAATGCCACGAGCTGGGAGGGAAGATCAACGATTTCTCCGGGAGCCGTCGAGATCTGCATTACATGGACTATCGTCGTGCGCACACCACCGACAAGTTGGTCGACGAGCGTCACGCCGCGGAACGCGCCACGTACCGTAACGTGGAGGAGCTGCAAGTCGCTCGAGAAGTGGTCCCCTCCGAGATGACCGATCAAGATCGAGTTCGTTACGAAAAGGAGCACTCCCTAGAACGCCAACGAGAAGACAACCGCGCGCGTCGAGCGAAAGAGTGGGACTCGAAGACCCACTCTCATTTCGTGAACGTGAATCGTCAACGGATCATGTAGTCTTTCATTTCGCAAACTCGAACAACCACTCGTTCTCGCACGACCCGTGCGTTGATTTCAGCATGTCGCGAGCTTCGGCACTCACTCCGTTCAAATAGACGATGTCGGTGACGTTGGGTATGGATATCGGGAACGGATACCGATCCAACTCGTGAACAATCACGAAGAACCGCTCCTTGTTGTTCGAAATCTGTGAGATGGTGTTGTTCAAAGTGCTCGGACGTAGCAAGTTGCAAAACTCAGGAGACGACAGCTCTTTGTTCGCTTTTTTAATCTGTCGCGCGAAGGTGCACGATGTGGACGCTATCAAAACGCCTCGCGCTTCGGTGGTCCGAAGCCGGCGGATCAATACACACACGTTTTCGATCATACTGGCGGTGTGTTCGTAGTCCTGCACGTTATCGATGTAGCATCGACGCAGTTCCACCGACTCCTCGATCACGAAGACGTTGGCGTCCTCGTAGTTGCACAAAGGGCACCGTTTGCATCGTTCGAACCACTTGTGGATGCACGTGAAGCACACTCGATTGGAGCAGCATCGCATCACGCACGGATTCTCCACGTTCGAATAGCAGATGAAGCAGGTGTCCTCCGTGGACATGTTCCTGTTCACTCGATTGAGTATGTCGTTTCGATGCGCGCACGCGCGCTCACGTTTCCGTACAAGGTCGTTGATGCGCGTGCAAAGAGACTCTTTGTCTTGTTCCGAACCGTGCTCCAATGTGTGGATCTGTGCGTCGATGTTGCCGATGTTGTCGTTGACGAATCGCAGCATGTGATTCACAATGCTCTCTCGACCCCGTTTGCTTTCGTGCGTGATGTGATGCAACGATCGAGTCACATCCACGGGGTCGAGATCGTTTTGGACCACTTGTTGAACCAACGCACTCATCGTGAGCGCGCTCGGGGCGGTGCTCACGATGCGAAACGGCTCCTTGTGTCGAAGACACCTCTTGTCGTCTTGAACCAACACCGCCTTCGCGATTCGAGCAGGAAGCGCGGACAGAATGGTCGCCTTTTCCAAAGTGGAGTGTACGAACCAGTAGAAGTCCGCGTCCAACGTATCGATCGTGCGGATGTACGCACACACGTTGTACAGAATCACCTTCTGAAAACGACGCCGATAGATGATGTTCCGCTTACGACGATACATGGACTCGCTCAGTACGATCCCTATGGTATTCGAGTCGAACGCCTCCTCGATCTCACGGTTCGTGAACACGACGCTCAGCTCCTTCGTCGACTTCGACCTCCACATATGGATCAACATGTCCGGCACGATCACCAAATTGAACAGTTGCGAATTATCGCTCGACATATGCATCACGTGGACGAGTTGCCGAACGTGAGTGGAGAGCAACGTGGGCACGCACACTTTGGTCTTTGCGAGGGCTTCGATCACTTCGTCGTTCGAAGTGATCAACACACCAAGACGAGAGTGGATGGCAACCGTATTTTCGACCAACACTCCCTTTTCCTTCTCGACGCATTTTTGTAAAAGCGCTGATACACATTGGGAGTCAATCATAGGTTTATATTTTACATCCGGATGTTTTGCGAATAAGCCATTTAAAACGCTTTTGCAATAGTATACCGAATACATCCTGTAGACGAGAGTACCATGCCTATTGACGACATTGATTATCTCCTCGAACATAGTGTCGAGGAGAATATCATCATTTTGGTGGACAGCCGACAACGCAACCGCGCCGTGTTTCCCTCGTCTGCGGAGTTCGAAATCACATTCAACGAACCCTTTCGATTCGTCAACGGAATCGAAATATTGAACACGTCTATCCCCCGCACCTTGTTCATGGTAGACGAGCACAACAATCGTTTGACCATACATAGCTTTTTGGCACCAATCAAGACCCAAAATCGATCTGTACTCGCTCTGTTGAACGACTCCTTCGAACCGATCGTAAACACCATCCTTCCTCAAGACTTCCAAAGTGCGAGCGAGTTCTTCAACATCTTCAACGATCAGATTGATTTGAACGTGTTCCAATTGGACAATTTCGAAGAGAAATACGTTTCCGACGATGTCATCCATCAACGAAGCAAAGCGGATTTTCCCGTTCCGCGACTACGGGCGGACATCTCCCCGTTTCTGATCGACAACACTACGACCACGATGCGTCACATCTTGGGATTTCCGAACCCTCCGCAACGCGCCGATTTCGAAAAATACACCGGAATTCGAGACTTGTACTCCAATCGAGGCATGATTTGCTCGAACGCCACTCGCTACAATCTAGCGGACGCTTTCGTACGCCCCGATCGCGGTGTAGGATACGACGCCGTGAACGTGACTCACCAAAGCGTGGCGATCGAAACGTCCGACATCGCCACGGAGATCCGCGAAAGCTTCACTCCGAACACCGTGTCCTTCATGATCAACGCGTCCTATCGACACGTTCCCACGGTAGGGACGAACACCTTCCTCTCCAACCTGCTCCTGCAGTTCGACGTCGACATCAGTCAGTACGTGTTCCAAAGTACGTGCACGTTGACTCGATTCGTGTCCGACAACAGCGAGGAACGCCGACTTTTGAACAAGTTGCCAATGATGCTAAACGGTCTAGGCTACCGCATCGATCCGAACACATACATTCACGCTACCGAAGGAATTCGGTTGAAACCCGGAGAGCACTACAGGCTACAATTCGAAATGACGATCACGGAGCACATGGTTCACACCGTGCGCACCGCTTTGTCGCGGGTGCGCGTCTCGTACGGGCTCTTCCTTCGCGCGAATCCGGCGTTGGGTACCGAGTCTCTGGTCAGCGTGCCGATCGTCAACGAGGAGTACTTCCAAAACGGCGAACCGCAACGATTCGAACTTAATACCAGCTATCTCAACACGTCCACTGAACCGAGGCGTTTGCTCATCATCGGCAATCCGGACATGAAGTTCGACGGTGATTACCCCGCGTTCGTGTTGCCTACCAACATCGCGGACAGCGTGCAGCATGTGTACGACCTCAACAGCATCTGCACCTACTTCGAGGTCGCGATACCGGTGCTGACGGAGCAAACGGACTACATCAACACCGATTTGGAGATGTTCTTTGCGGACATTTACGAAGGAGGAGAACTGATCGCGCGTATGCATTTCGACGCGCGCATCGTGGGCAACACGCTGCACCTCGTCTTCAGTGCTCAAAACACGAAGTTGGAGGTGTTGAACATGCTCCATCTGAACATAGGACTGATGCGTTTACAGAAAAACGACACCGATTACATCCCTCAGTTGAACTACTATTTGTATCATGTGGGCGGACAGATACCCATTTCGTTGGATAAATTCGACGTGATCTCGCATTACGCTCCAATCCAATGTTTCATCGTGAACTCCCCCGGAATGATCAACCTCGCTACCGAGAGCTACCTGACCCTACGATGCGAGGAGATCGAAAATCATATTCGCGGCAGCTACAACACCAAGGAGCACTCGCCCGGTTTAGGGATCGTGAACATCGACGTGCAGGGCTACGCGGTCGATCGCGTGGACTTCTTCTCCGTCAAATACAAGCAGTTTCACCCGATCGGTCAGTTGCACAAACTGAAATTCCGATTCGAACGATGCAGCGACGGAGAGCTGTACAACTTTCGCAACGTCGACCTTCACTTCTTGTTGTCCATCAAATTCCTGCGTCCGAAACAACGAGAGAAAATCTTAAACTCCGTCCTCAATCCCGAGTACAACCCGGACTTTGTGGGATACATCAACAAATCGATGCAAGCCATCGAAGACCACAGCACCGACGAGGACGACGACGAGTACTTCGAAAACGACATTCAAGGATTCGAATCGTCAGACGACGACTGAACTCATTTACGGGATGAGCTGCACTCTTGGGAGTGTACCTCGTCTGCGGGATGAGCTGCACTCTTGGGAGTGTACCTCGTCTGCGGGATGAGCTGCACTCCCAAGAGTGCACCTCTTAGGATCGAGTAAGACGCGATTTTTCGATCTTCTCACGATTGTAGAACACCTCGTGCAGACGATCGTCGACGTTGTTCACGTGACTGAACTCGGCCTTGAGACGTTCTATGAGTGCCTTTTGGCTCAACGAGGTCTTCACGTAGGTGGTTTTGGATTTGATGATGCCGTCGCGCGAGTTCAGCTCGTCGATTTCGTGGTTTCGCATGTACGCCATGATACGCTTGGACAGTTCCTCCTGCACTCGCTTGCGTTGCTTCCGCTCTCCGTCCAACAGCCGCATTTTGGCGGAGATGTCCTTCACCTCAGAATCCATGCGAATCCACGCGCGCACCTGATGCTTGAACTCCTCCCGTTCGGCTTCGTTCTCCTCGTCCTCGTTGCGCTCCACCACCGTGAGCGCCCGGCTGTTGTGACAGTGGATCGCGTTCCCTTCCAACAGCGCGTCCGACAGCTGCGTCGTAGGCGTCTTCGACTGACGTCGCAAGTACTCCTGGAGCATCTCGTCCCGAATGTCCGTCATGGTTTTTTACCGGATGATACCTAAACATAACTTTAAATGGATGCATCGGAAGGAGAACTGATTTAAACACGAATCTCGTGAGTGCACTCAAAGCGCAGGTTGCGTCGCGACAATCATGATCGCCGTGTGTGTCCAATCCTCCATTCCTTGCGGTCCGAATCACCCCCACAACGTGGAAAAACGCGATAAACTGCGTCGCGACAAAGCAACGTTGCGAAAGATGTTGCGCGCTAACTTGCAATACGCCATCTCCAAGTGTGTGTCTGACGAAGGATCTTCCAAGCACGTGAAGGATCGTTGCGCCGTCGTATGCGACAAAATCGAGGAGCACTATTCGCATATCGAAGACATCGAGAACGAGTTGGCCAAATACTGGGAGTATTGGGACGAAATCGAGTGCACCTTCTACGACGTCTAATCCAAACTGCGCATTCGTCGCGCCGTATCCGGGTCCAACAACAACGCCACCGTCTGCGCGACGACGTCTCTCTTGAGCGCCGCGTCGCGCGGATCCTTCGGATCGAGCGAGGGTCCCTTGTTGATCTCCATCACTTTGCATGTCAGCGCGCGACTCACGCTGAGATCGATCCCCAACAACGCGAAATTCTTTTGCGAGTCGTTCTTTCCGTCGAGTGTGCGTAAGATCGACCGATAGGACTGCATCACAGTACGCAACGTGCTGTGGATATTTTTTCGCAACGTCGTCGCCTTCTCCGCCCCTAGTCGCACATACAGGTCTTTCAGCGTGAGAGGATTTTCGAGATACACGGACCGATCGTTGAAGCCCGATGTGATGTGAACCTCGGGGCGATTCGAGCCCTCGTCGTAGGGTTCCGGAGCGTAGTATACGAACCCGTCCGCGTAAAGATGAAACGACGGCTCGTCGGTCACCGTCACGACGACGTACTGACGAATGTTTATCTTCCGCTGCGCCACGAGGTAGTTGTCCTTCAGCACCTCTTGACACACCACGTAGTTTTGTCGATGCGCGTCGCGCACGTCCGACGCCTTCTCGGTGAGCAGGCAGCCTTCTTGTCGTTGCAGGTTTTTCTTCAGGATGTACAGCGTGTTCGGGCGAGTATCGAACGTCGACGCGGTGTTCGCATCGATCACCGTCGTCGGCGGAACCACCGATTCGAGTGCGTCCGTAGACAACGAGCGTTTCAGATGTTTGTACATCGCCGATTTGCTCGCCAACAGATCGATCGCGAGGAGGGAGTACACGTACCGACAGTGGGGTAGCTTCCACACATGCTCGTGGAGATCCCCGTACTCCGACAACATGTTAAAAAACAAGAAAGTCGAGAGCGTGGGGTCCGGATGATATCGCAACCCCGCGCTTTGCAAGGGACCACGAAACACCGACAAGACGGTGTCCGTAGGAACCCCTCTCATCGCGTTCTTTTGCAAACGGCAGTAGGTGTCGCCCACACGGGGCGCTTTTCTACCGATCCGATTACGTAACCACATTAAAACACACACCGCGAGCAAAATCACACTGAAAACCACCTTCGGATATCGCATTTTATTTTGTTCGCTCTTGTATTAATAGTAATGCATGTTATAATACGAGTGTGTGTGATCGCGCTGCTTCTGCTCGCTCTTCTCGCACGGTCACGAAGGAAACCCACAATCGACCAACCGGATGTGTACTGTTTGATGGTGACGCTCAACGATCCGCGTCGACAGGAGTACATCCGTCAGAGTGTGCGCAACTTCCGAGAGCAGACCTATGTCAACAAACGTCTCGTAATCATGAATCAGTCCGAATCGGGCGAGCGAATACTCGCCTCGAAAGAAGATCTTGCCGACGATCGAATATTGGAGGTCATGCTGCCTCGCGGAAACCTAGGCGAGATCCGTAACATATCCTTGGAGATGGTTCCGCTCGGCGCGATATGGACCCTGTGGGACGACGACGACTGGCGAGCACCCGACTACTTGGAAATCCTCGAGAAAACCATGCGCGAGAACGACGCGGACTTTCTAATGATTCGAAATCGCATCGAGTATGTGGTCCCCACCAAGTTCGCGTACGTCGCCACGCTTCGAAGCGGATTCATGTCGTTCTTCGCTCGTAAAACCCCGCGGCCGTTGCGATACGCCCATCTCGATCGTTTGGAGGACAAGCCTTTGAAGATCGAAGCGCGGCGAACACGCGCCGTCTACGTGCTCGACAACCCTCCCACCATGTACGTACGATTCGTGCACGACAGCAACACGAGCCCCTACGTCAACAACAAACGCGCCTCCGTTCGAGACACAAGTCGCAACAGCGATTACTTCGAGCGCGAGATCCACGCTCGCGAACACGAATCGTTGCGCAAAATATTGTCCAACTACTAATAAATGTCCGCGTTCCCCGAGTATCACCATTTCGAAACACAGAGCTGCGAGGCTATTCGGGATCTGGAAGACCGAAGCTTTCGGACCGACAACGATATCCTGTCGTACACCAACACTCGTTACGAGTTCCAACGCGCCCCTCGCATTTCGGCACGACCGTCGCCCGCGTCTTGCGTCACGAAGCCACCCCCTTCCGACACGGCCTACGCGAACGGAGTCGGATACAACGCGTCTCGAGAAGGGGACTTTCTCGCCGATCCCGATCGGGACTACACCTTTCACAACTACCTCGTGCGAGAGGATGACCGTACGCATTGCGTAAAAAACCATCAATACTTCCACAATTGGACCAAACGCAAGACGGCGCGACCGGCGCCGCCGACTTCGCAAGCGCGATTCGCCCCGATTGAGCCGCTACCGACGCAACCCCTGTGCGACGTGTTCTCCGTGCTGCCTACCTCCACACCCTACTGTCGCTCTCATACACCTTGAAGGCGCTTCACCAACTGACGAAGCTCCTCCGCCGACATGTTGTCCACGTCCTCGTTTTGCAAGGTCGTGGGACTGATTCCCTCCTGCACCTTGTTGGTCAAATCGATGGGTATCACCTCCGGTGTGGGTGGCGCGACCTTGTCGATAATGTCCACGAGCTTTTTGCCCTTCTCCTTCCAGTCGTAGTGAGTCATTATTTTTCTCCGAGCGTTCTTACCCAACTCGTTACGAGCACTCGGGTTGTGGAGCATGTACTCCAAAGCGTCCACGTAGTCGTCCACCGCGCACACCTGCGCCTCACCCGATACGAAATCGCGAGAGTGGTCGCAATAGAACGACCACTTGGGATCGAGGAGGAGCGCGGTGTCGCCGTCGAAGAAATCGCGGAATCCGCCGATGTTGGGCACGACCTGCGGAACACCGACGCCCGCTTGCTCGAAGTTGCACAGCCCGAACCCTTCTCCGTCGCACGTGTTGATCCCCACGTCGGCCGCGTTGTACATCACGTTCACGTCGAAATCGGTGAGACGTTGGGGATTCTGCATCACGACCAGATGCTTCTTGACGTCGTGCACGGTCATTCCGTATTTGCGAGATTCGGATACGATCAAATCCACCAAATCCCACGAGCCCTGTAAGGAAGCGGCCAAAATCATGCGGATCTGCGCGTCACGATTACGCGACAAGAACTTCACGAACGCCATGATGCAAATGTCCCAACGTTTGCGGGGCTGATTGCGATTCAGATTCAGGATCACGAAGTCGGTGTCCTTCAGAGAGAAAAACTGCCTCGCAAGGTTCTTCGGAACCGGATAGAACTGCCTCGGGTTGAAGCCGTGCTCCAACACGTAGAGCGGCTTGGTGAACCCCTGGTTCCGTATCGTGTCCTCCCAATGCTTCGTAAACATGATCCCGCCGTCGACCATCTCGTTGATCTTCGCGATCAACGAGTTCTTCTCGTTGCGATACACGATGTCGATGTACGGGATCAGCTTGAAACGATGATTGGGCATGTTCTTCTTCACAAGGTCCAAAAACGTCGATATGATCACGATGTCGTTGTACACGATCAGCACATCGGGATCGATGCGTTTGACGTAATCTACGAACAGGGTCTCTCCGAACCCTTTATTTTTCGGCTCTTCGTGTTTGAAGGCGTCGTACACCTCCACGTTGCTCGGTAAGGATCGAGCGATCTTGTGGTCTGCTCCGTCGTAAAAATTCTGAAATCCGTAAATATAGAGCTGTATGTGATCATATGTGGACAGTTGCTTGGCTAATTCATACACCACTTTAGAGTATCCGTTGTATTGATCAGGGTGCGTTCCGCACAACACCACGCGCACCATTGAGGAAGGCGTATTATTTGTTAAACAAGATAATATTGGGTAAAACGTAACGCATGTTCGCTGCGGGTTTCAAAACGACGCTCGAAAAAATTGATATGAATTATCTGTTTGTCTAGACAAAAACGCTTCCCTACCATGGATCATTACGATGTGCATGTCCAAAAGCTGCAAGAACTGTTGGAACGCTATCAAAAGCTTTACCAAGAAAACCTACAACTTCGTAGAGACAATGCGCGTCTTGTGGAGAACGAGCGTGACATGCTTCGCGCGTCCACGGTGGTAACGACGCTCAACGAGAATCACGCACTAAAGCAACAGGTCAAGGAGTTACAGGATAAACTCTCCAAAGCGTTGCTCGCCGGGAGGGCTTCCTCAAGTAAAAAAGGGAGTCCGATGCCCGAACCCGAACCGGAACCCGAACCGGAACCCGAACCGGAACCCGAACCAGAGTCCGAAACGGAGTCCGACGATCAAGACAATTGGGAAATTGTTGTATTCAAAAAGCAAAAGTACGCACTGAATCCGGGTACGAATTGTGTATACGAAGTAGACGAAAGCACGAACTCTCCGTTGTACGAGCGTCACGTAGGCAATCTTGTGATTAACTCCAAAAGTGGACGTCAACGAATCGAATTCATATGATCCCCATCGATCGATCCAACGTGTTGTCGTAGTTCTGTTCGATCATCGCCTCCTGTTGCAGCTTCAGGCGACTTTCGTATTTTTTTAGTCGCGCCTTATCGAACTGGAGCACGTCGGTGTCTTTGTGTTTGTGGTAGAAGTTGTTGATCTCCTCCACCTGATCGATGATGGCGATCAGGGGGCAATTCGTGTAGTTTACGATCTTGCTCGATTTGCAGTACTCTCGGAACTCGTGGATGGACATGTACCCCCCGAACATGCTCAGACACTTCCGCGGAGGCGCGGGGTACACCGGATCCGCGAAGGACATGCGTCTCGCCATGAAACTGATCAAATTGTAGGTCTCCCATATGTTGCTCACGTTGATGTTGGTGTCGAAGTTGTACGCGCTCAAACATTCCATGCTGCAAAAATTACCCGACACGTAGAAGGTGTCCGACTTGTACTTCACCGGCAATCCGAACGGACGCGTGTCGAAGGTGTGGCAGCACCAATAGCACGCGTGATCGCTTCGCATGGGAAACGCCTCCTCGTTGTCGTAAGCTCGGAGAGTGATACTCGACGCGCTGTCCTCCGTCTGCGTGGAAGACAGCTCGAAAGGCTGCGACTCGAACTGCGTGTCTTGGTCGTACGCGTTCGGTATCGCCACGCTAGGGTCATACTTGCAGAAGGCGTCCTCGAAACTGGCGACGTTCGAGTCCGAAACGCTCACGTCGTTCGAACTCACGCTCAACTGCAAAATAACAGGGGTGTCCTTCTCCGAGTCTCCGTCGACGTCGTCGTGCGACGACTTCTTCGGTCGTCGTCCCCTTTTCTTCACGTTTGAGGAATCCATCTTTGATTGAGAGTCCATATCTACTCTTTCGAGTCTCGTTTAAATGCTGTTTGGGTGATGCGATCTACACACCGGAACGTACAACTCCGCACCACCCACTTCCGGCGTCCTCTCCGTCGAACGAAGAGCGTTGTAGATCGCCTGCGCTCCGCAGTGATGACACGACGCTCGTTTGACGATGAACGCGTTCGCATGGGGCACCAAACGCGCGAGCTTCCCGAACGGGCGCCGTTGACAGTCCAACATCAAACCCGCGAGCACGACGTGCTTTCCGTCCGTCTCGATCATCCGATGCACCGTCTCCTCCAAATCGTCGAAGAACTGCGCCTCGTCCACAAAAATCACCTTCGACACTCGGTACTCCATGCGATCGAACATTTCCTCCAGACGCGTCGCTTTGAGCGCCGACTCGCGGTCGCCGTCGTGCGTGACCACGGAATCGTCATTGTTGTAGCGCGTGTCGATACGGTGATTTACGAGGAGCGCTCGTTCGGGCTCCTCTCGATGCATGGCGAGTCGATACATGGCGAGAAGAGTGGAGGTCTTGCCGCCGAACATCGTTCCGGAGATTATGGTGAGCATCTTTTGTTCCGGTCTACTTCTTTTTGGTGGCGGTCTTCTTTTTGGACGCGTTCAATTTTTTTGCGGACTTACCATGCGCCCCACCACCCCTCACCAGCTGCTTCGCCTCCTTGTTGATGCCGTCCAACAGTTGACCGTACTCTACGAGATGCTGCGAGGGCATGTCGTTCTTCTGAAACAGAGGGACCAACTTGTCCAGCTGCGTTTTGAACTCCTGCGTCATCTTGTCCAAATTGTCGGACGTCAACCGATTGATGTACTTCACGTAGTCTCCCGTAGAGGCGTTGCTCGCGTCGATGTCCAACTGAGACAGAAGCCCGTCGATGTCGTTAAAGAAGCTGATGTACTGATTCAGAAGCTTACTGACGTCCACGATGACGCGCAGCGACACGTCGTAGCTTTGCGAGAGTTTGGTGTTGATCTCGGTGATGCTCTTCAATTTGGCCTGCAGTCCCTTGTGGTTATCGGTCGTTTTGCGAACCACGCGGCGAATGTTGTCGAATTTCTCGGTGACCGCCGGGGACCCCGAGAGATCGCCCATGCGTGAGCTCATCTGCCTTTTATTTAAGGTACTTTTTTTTCGCCTTGGTCGCGAGGTCTCGCAAGTAGGCCACGTCCTCCGCGAGTTTCGAGTACAGCACCACGTAGTACATGCACAGCCCCATGAAAACCAAGTACGAAAGGTTGAACACGAGCGAAAACAGCATGGTGTCCTTTTTTGTAATGCGCACATAAAATCTAACGCTACGCGTAACCCAAACCACCCAAACCGGCCATCACGCGTAGAAAATTGTAATTCAACACGTACACGCGCAAATCCATATGCTTCGCGCTCGGCTCCAGCACCGTTTGCAGTTGAACGCGCTTGATACGCGCCAAATTGCACGCCCCCGACGGTTGGAACTGCTCCGGATGCAAACTGAAGCTGTAGCAGTAGATGCCTCGTCCGGGAATCACGCTGTGGTGCTGATAGGGCTGCAAGAGATTGTAATACTCCGGACTTTTGGCTTCCACGCGTTCCAGTCCGTTGAACATGATTCGAGCCGACTCCATCGCGTATCCGTCACCGTGCCCGCAGTCGCACGAGTTCGTTTGCGTACAAGAGCTCGAGTGTATTTGGTGACGATGGCCGTAGTCGAACCACGAGTTGGTCTTGTGCGCGTCCGCGCTCGTGAACACCCACACGAACTCCTTCACCGGGTTGGACACCGTGATTTCCGTGTTCGTAACACGATCCACGTTCGTAGTGACGTAACAGTTCGTCTGTTCGATCAGGTAGTCGTGCGAGCTGCGCGCGAAGAACGCTCGTTCGTTCGTGTCAAGAAAAATGTAGTTGGCCTCCAGATAAGGGGTTACGTCGATCACCTCGTTCGGGAAATAGGAAACTCTCCCGCTTGGAGCCAACCCGTTGATCGTGAACAACTCGCGCATGGGTCTCAGTTCGATGTGAATCTCGACGTCGTGGTATTGCAACGCCACCAAGGGCAGCGCCAGACCCGGAGACCGGTTGAACCAGAATCGCAGCGGTATGTACAACCGCGTGCGACGCACCTGCACCTCTCCGTGTTTGAGCCAGTGGTTGTTGTCGGGCGCGAAGATCTCGTTCGTGTTCCCGATCATTTGATCGTACCCGTATCGTTTGTCCGCCGACATGCTCAGCTGATTCCACAGATGCAGCCACTCTCCGGTCTGTTTGTCCACCACGGTGCCGCCCACGTACACGCTGTAGGATTTGATGAGGGTCTCTCCAAAATGCCGCACGTACGCGAACTGCTCCTTGTCCACTTTACGTATCTCGGGGATCTCGATGCTCAAATAGACGTCTTGCACCAAGTCCGCGTGACGCTTGAATCGAGCGACCAACGTGGTCGATTCCGAGTAGTTCATGCTAGTACGATTCAACGTCACTCGCATGCTCTCCATAGCGAAATTGGTGTACGTTTTGTACACCTTTTTAAAGAAACTCACCGACGCATTTCCGTTGAGCAGCAGATCTTGCGACCCGCTTGCCACCAATTGCAAGAGCCCGCCCGGCATTGTGTATTCGTTCCTAAAGAATACATTTTTTAAATAACAAATGAGTTTGTTCCTCAAAGCGGAGAACAACCTCGGAGATGTAGATTCTCCCGCATGCGCGCGCGCCAACTTGGGTATCGGAACGTTGGCGACCCAAAACGCCAACGACGTGGTCATCACCGGCGGCACCATCCAATTGGAGCATTTGGTGTACGAACATCCCAGTCGCGCACCGGGCAGGATCCTCGTCCTCGGAGACGACGGCGAGTTGGAGTACGTCGATCCTCTATGGAAGGATTGGCTGCGCAGAGACCAACGAGCGGTGCCCATGTCCGGATTTCGTAACGATCCGGACGATCCCGATCGCTTCGTCAAAGCCTCCGATTTGCAACCCGTGGCGTTCGAGGGTTCCTACGAGTCCATGACAACCCGGTTTTTTCGTACTTCCGAGCTGATCAACGACGTACGCTATCTCAACAGCAGATCCAACCTGCAGGACGTGGAGGACGCCGCGCAGGCTCGCGCAAACTTAGGAATCGGCGATTTGGGCATCGTCAAGTGGAACAATCATGTATTGGTCGACGAACTCACGTTGGACTCGCTCTATCTACCGACCGCGGAGGTGGACATCAACGCGGACTGCTATCTGACCGTACGACCGGAGGACATGCGCGTGGTGGCGTGCAACATTCCGTACGCCACGACGGAGCGCCACGGGTTGGTACGGATCACGGACGATCTGGACGTGTACGATTCCGAACCGAGTCTGGTCGCTAGCGCAGGTTCGGTGGTGAATTTTTTCAATCTGATGAAGTTTCGCCTCGACAACATCAGCTCCATCGAGGCGGTGGTCGAACATCCGGACATCGACAAAGTGGTGGAGGAGTACGGACTGCTGCGACGCGACAGCAATCTGTCCGACGCGAACATCGAGGAGGTTCGCAAAACCTTGCAGTTGGGCTCGTTATCCACGCTCAACGTGGGCGACACGGTCTTCCTGAAAGACATCGTCTTCGACGAGTCCTCCAAACTCATCATCCCGAACACGATGGGAGACACCGTCTATCTGCAAGTGGACGCCGAAGGCAAAATCGTCACCACCAGTTTGCAACCCACCGCCTCCGACACCTCCCCCGGTATGGTCTATCTGTTGGACAACTACGCGGAGGTGTACTCTTTGGCGAACATCAACGAAACGTTGAGCTCTGCGCGAAACGACGTCGTCCCGTCCGTCAACGCGGTGAACGAATACTTTCGCGTGAATTCCGAGAGACTCGAAGCGATCCGAAAATCAGTGCCTACCCACATCAATCAAGTGGAAGGGTTCGACACGTTCCTCACGTTGGACGACAACATGCGGGTGGACAACCCTAGCATCGCGCGAACCAATTTGGAGTTGCATCCCATCGCCCACACGGGGGATTGGATGACGATGGAAAATCGCCCCACCAAGCTCTCCGATTTCGAGAACGACACCGGATACCTCACTCAAGCGAATTGTCTGTCCGAGTTGAACGAGAACGTCGAGATCGCGCGCAGAAACCTAGGGCTCGGCGATATGGCGCTGTTAAACGCGAACAACGTCGGAACACTTCGAGGAGACGCCACCTTTCAACGACTCGAGCTGATGGAGAATCTGCAATATCAGTTCAATCCGGACAACAACGGGCACTTTTTGATGTGCACGGACGACATCGGCACCGCGCAATGGCGCCCGTTACCCAAGGCTACCACCACCAGCTACGGCACCGTGCGTCTGACCTCCGATACCGAGGTCAAAGAGGACGACATGGCTATCTCCTCCGTGACGTTGTACCGTCTCGTGCAGGAGTTCGAGTTGCGCATCGAGATCTATCGAAATCTGTTCAGCGAACTCCTCCGAACTCAAGTCAACGTCGGTTAAGTGCCGCGGAAAACCCTGTGGATTTATGGCAAGTATGTTGTCACGCACGAACAATCTCCACGACCTGTGGTGTGTCGAACAATCTCGATCCAATTTGAAACTCGACACATGCGCGTTCCAAGATACGCACAACGTACGACTTGTGGTACGCGAGGCGAACGTGGAACGTATCGCTCTGTTCAACGACGAGAACGCCGCCATGTTCTACGCCCACGATCGATACCACAAGCATCCGCATTGGATCATACCACCCATGGATCAAATTCCACTCTCCAAATTTAGCAACGACGAGGACTACGTGCGCGTCAGCGAACTAGCGAAAGTGGCGTTCACGGGAAACATTCACGACGTTCCCTTAGAGTACAACTCCAATGTGAGTTGGAATCTGTTCTCCAAACGATTCGGCCCCACTACCATCACTCCGAACGTTCTGACCACGAATCTCGAAACCTTAGAAGACGCCGAAGCAGCTCGCGAGTTCTTGGGTTTGAGCGAGTTTCAAACATTAAACGATTTCAACCAAGTCAGAGATGTTGCGATCAACGAACTTTATTGGAACCCATCGTCTCCCTTACGCACCGGAGGAATCGTACGATACGACCCGTACACCGGTCGTTACGATCTGCCGGAACTGCACCCGTTCCCGATCGCGACATCGTCAACGTACGGATTGTGTCGACTCGACAACGCGCACGTGCATACGCTTCGAACCATGCAGGGCTACAAACAGGAACTCGAAACCATGTATCTACGACAATTCGACAGCATCATCGAGCGAGTGAACGACTACGTCGAGCAGGTGCACTCGAACAACACCTACTTCGCGAGCAAATACAATCATCTGCGCGATTTCGACGATATCCAAGCCGTCAAAGATCGATTGAAGGTGGGCACTATCTCCCAATTGAATCGAGAACGTTTGGAGTTGCAAACCTCCCCCTTCGTGGTCGAAGGGACCGCGTACATTCCCTCGCTGGCACTGCAACGTTTCGGCGGTACACGAGACGACAACGATCGAAACAAACGGATGCAGCTCGCGCTGGGGCGAGCCACGACCGAGGACGACGCCTTCTTCATCTATCATCTACCCCACAACGAATTTCCGATCGCGACCTCCGACACCAAAGGACTCGTTCGAGTATACAAGAACGAGGCTTCGAGCACTCTGGATCATTTCAAGACGAATCCGGAAGAGTTCGGAATCTCGTACCGGTATTTCCTCACGTTGACCACAAGTAACGACGCTCTGTTGAACTCGTTCAACCCCACCTTGAGTATGGACGACTACCAAGACGTGCTCAACACACGCACGGTACGTTACTCTAACGTTTTTTTGTTCACCGAGTTCACTAATCGATACGTAACTTCGAATATGCTACGACGAGAAAACAATCTGGACGAGATCAGGGGTTTGTTGAACAACCAAATCCCCAAAAGTTACATCGACTACACCGCGAATCTAGATACCGTGCTCGCGAACGAAGAGTTCACAGAAGTAGATCGAACATTTGTGAAAGAATATTTGGAGTCGTTGTCGAATTTGCAACAAATACGGACCGTCGACTACTCGGATCCGGTTGTCCGAAACGACTATCTGATGCGATTGTACAAGGAATTGGAGATTGAACCGATCGCTTACACGAGCACCTTCGACTCGCTGACGATTCGACCGGATCGTGTCAGTCTATTCGACAACGACGTACCGTTCTTCGATCGTCAGTTTCCGTTCGAGCAGATCAAAGACGACGAAGAGAGCAAGCGACGGTGTCGTGAATCGTTAGGGATCGGAACCGCGGCGACACAACACGCCTCTGCCGTTCATATGAGCGGAACGGCATTGATCGCGCGCTCGGTACACGTGAAAGATTCCTTGATCATCCCAAAGAAGATACAGACGCTTGAAGACGACGTCGTCGTGATGGGTCAAACCAACGGTGACGCCATGTGGACCACAACACCGATCGCGAATGCGGTGATCCCGGAACAATATGGGATCGTTCGTATGGCAACGAGCGTCGGCTTGGACATGGGCGCTGCAGTACCTCCGTCTCTCTTTCGTTCTGTGCGAGACCGGTTGAAACAAAAACTCAGAGAAACCGAAGATGTGATACGGAACATTATTATCGGTCGCGGAGACACCTTGAACGACTACATGAGAGACTTCGAAATTGTTCAATTTGAGCCTGTATAAATAATAGGATCTTTTAAAATCTCTATTAGAATAACGATGGCATTTTTGCAGACCAAGCATAATCTGTGGGATTTAGATAATCCGTGCTTGGCAAGGAAAGCGCTCGGTCTCAATGATTTAGCGCAGGCGTCCTCCAGTAACGTGCATATCACCGGTGGTACCCTAAAACTCGATGTGGAAGACGTGCAGCTGAGACCTCCTCATGGTATCGAAGACAACGCAATTCTCGTTCTGGGGGATCAAAAAGGAACTCTCCAATGGCAACCGTATCCATTGGTCACGTGGGCGCAAATCAAACAAGAAGACATCCCGTTGAGTGCGTTCTCCAACGATGCGAAGTTCGTGAATCACGATCTCATGATAGAGACGATCCGAAAGTACATCCCAACCGCGGACGACGAAGAAAACCCGGTGGTGAACATCGACGTTCTCAACGCACAGACCCTTCGATTGGGAGGCGATAGGACCTCCTTCAGTCTGATCGTAGAAGAGCAAAGTTCCGACGCTCCTCTTTCGCGTCTGGCACTCAGTCACGACTACCCGAGGGTGAATCGAGGAAGGGATATCATGCAAAAAGAGGTGGCTTCGATGTTCGCACTGTACAAGATGCAACTCAATTTCAGCGATCTGTTCAATTCGCTCAGTCGACTCAACGAGGGAGGTCTGTTGACCGCGAACAACAATTTGTCCGAGATCACTCCGTCGATAGCTCTGAGGAATCTGACTCTCGACAAAGAGCTGCTAACAGAACAAGTCAAAGCCGGAGAAATATTCATTCGACCGCCGAGCTATCGAACGAACGACTTCGAAAGCAGCGCGACAGAGGCGAACTCGGTGTTCATTCCGTATTTCGTGTTCTCCTCCACCGAGGAACATTTTCGTATGCGGTACCGGAATTTCAAGATCATACGCCAACTTACCAAGAGCGACACCAACACGGTGTCCGCTACCGTGGTGTTCGACGTGAACAACACCCTGAACGAAAAAATCAACCAACGACTCCAAACAAGCAAGGCCTTGTCCGAATACATCGAAGATCCGCTTCTAAAAGAAGATTTGCTAGCGAATCTACGTATCCTAGGTGTGCAAGAGGTCGCCTTCACGTCGAACTACTACCATTTGGACAATCGACCAATACAACTCAGCGCTTTTAGCAACACCGAAACACGATTCATCCACGCGAGCAACAACTTGTCCGACATAGACGACGCCTTCGCCGCTCGAAATCATTTGGAGTTGCATACGATCGCCCACACCGGCAACTTTCACGATCTGTACGCCATTCCCGACGTGCTCTCCAACATCGTGTATCATCAAGAGCACATCTTTTTGGAACGAGCGTGTAACCTGTCGGAATTAAGCGATTTCAGTTATCTCGCACGTTCAAATCTGGGTTGTGGAGATATGGCGACCCAACATCGCGACGCCGTAGAAATACTGGGAGGGAACATCGTTGCGAACCGTATGACAGTGGCGGACGATCTAATCATCACTCCGGAGGATGGTTTCGATATGGCGGGTGTGTTGGAACCGGAGGAACAAAACGTACACATTTTCCTTCGATCTATGGACACGCAGGGAACCGCCATGTGGGGGCATCTCCCGGAGGCACAAGCGATCGAAAACAGAAACGGACTCGTGTATTTGACCAACGAGCTGTTCAACTCGAAATCCAACTACGCGCCGACGGCGTATTTGTTGCATCATCTGTATCACGAGGATTTGGACCCTCGTTTGAGAGAACGGTATCGTACCTTGTCGATCACAAGCTACGCCGAATCTCCGATATTCGACATGAACGTTCACGGCGACACTACCGACGACAAACACGGGGAGTTGTTTCTTCGGTGGAGCAAAGAGCACCATCACTATCTATCCGGAAAAGAGACATGGGAACGCATCACCACACTGCAGTTCACCGCCTCCAACGACGCTGAGGAGCACGCGCTGTCGAACATGATCCGCCTCACCGGCTCCAACGTCCACTTCAACCACGTGTTCAGCGAGGAGGACGGTGTGGAGGGCGACGTGATTCAAATCGTGGTGGACGAGGTGGACCCGCACACCGCCGGGTTGGTGCCCAAGATGAAGGCCCTGCAGACCGAGTGGACCAACGAGCAGAGCAACACCCGCATCCTCACCGACTACGACGACATGTGGCAGACCCTCCGGGAGCTCACCAACGACACCGTCACCTCGTTGAAGGGGAGCAACCTCATCGAGATCGTTCGGGAGGAGTACGAGGAGGACAGCGACACCTGGTTCCGCGACCGTTTGATGCGCGGCGATCTGACGCTGCGACTCTCCAACGCCACCACCGACGACGAGTTCAAGCACTTCTTGGTCACCTCCAACAACGAGCCGGTGGAGTGGGCGAAGCTGGAGTTCCACGACATCAGCGACTTCCAATCGCACTTCAAACGAGAGATCAACAGTTACGAAGATTACTACGAAAATCTGTCCCGCTTGTACGACGACCCGATCCACGAGATTGTGATCCGTCTTCACGATAGCGAGTTGGAAGACGTTTTCGAAACCTTCGACACCTTGTACGACACCTACCCCACCACGGCGTTGATGGTGGGATTCGCGCGTTGCAACTTCTACAGTCTCTCCAACGAGTTGACCGCGGGGATGTCGGCGCGATTCGCGACCATTCGAACCCGTCAGGACGGAAAGACCAAAATCCTCGACGATCAGTTGGTGGTCGACGAATTCAGCGAAACGATTCGAGATATTTTCATCAACTGGGACCATAACCATCACAGTTATCTGGCCGGCTCCGGAGAGTGGGCCCGAGTCACCACCCTGCAGTTCACCGCCTCCAACGACGGTGAGGAGCACTCGCTGTCGAACATGATCCGCCTCACCGGCTCCAACGTCCACTTCAACCACGTGTTCAGCGAGGAGCACGGCGTGGAGGGCGACGTTCTCCAAATCGTGGTGGACGAGGTGGACCCCCACACCGCCGGCTTGGTGCCCAA